AAAAAAAAGAACTTGTGATTGCGGTATGGCAGGAACGCAGTCCGGCTGATAATTACTTAGACGAGGCGGCATTGATGGAACGTGCGCGGGGACTTTTTGCGCCTTTGTTTGAGGGCTGGGAATTGAGGATTGGAGCAACAAAATACATAGAGGCTCCGGCTCAGGTGGTAACGCCGGAATGGATACAGGAGAGAATGAACCGCTATAAGGTAGGTAATAAGCAACTGGTAAAGGATTTGGGGCTGGCAAAGGCGGAGATTTCGGCACTGGTGAACGGACATAGGGAGATGGGAATACGGACGAAAGGTCTGTTTTATTATTACTTTAAGAGCCTCGCTAATGATTAATGATACTAAAAAAACACCTACTGCAATAGGTGTTTTTTTGCACGCTATTTTAGCGTGCTTTTTTTCGTCTAAAAATGAAATATAAAATATTAAGAATGCAAACGTATCACATTGCAAATGTAGGTATTACTTACATAAATGATTGCTAACATAAATTAGCAACACGCTGCTGCCTTTATCATTAACTTTGCAAATGTAATGAAAAAAATGCAATGAAAAAGTATCAGTTTAGGGCAAATCCGGAGTATAACAAAGCGAGCGCGCAACAGATTGACGCTGAAAAAGGCGTTATATGTGGTGTTGTATTGGCTCAAAAGGGATTGAATAAGAATGGGACGTACTTTTCGGAACGTTTTCTAAATGAATTGAAGGATAAAGGCGAGGAGCGCAGCTACATTAAGGCGCGCTTTGGACACCCTACGATGTGTAATAACTCTTTAGGCTCTTACATTGGTAGATACAAGAACTTCAGAATAGAAGATGAGAAGCTGTTTGGTGACTTGTATCTGGACGACATTACAAAAGATACGAACGTGGAGGGGCGTGGCATTACGATGTATGATTACATTATGCGAATGGCACAAAGCAACTCGGATATGTTTGGTAATTCGATTGTGATTTTAGCAAATTACATAATTGAAGAGTACGAGGAGGGCGGGGAAAAGAAAGAGGCTGATGGGCACGAACTGATAGAATGGATTTCTTCGGATTTGGTAGATGACCCTGCGGCTACTGATAGTCTTTTTCATTCAGCAGATGATTTGGGGGTGAAAATCACAGATTTTTTGGACGAAAACCCTCAAATATTTGAGATTTTAGAGAAAGAGCCTAAGATATTAGGGGATTTTTTTAGCCGTTACGAGGCTTATTTGGGTAGAAAAAACAATAAGAAGAATATGAAAAAAGGTGTTTTTGCACGTGCCTTAGTGGCAATGTTTGGTAAATCATTATTTGATGTGGATTTGACGCTGGCAAATGGTGATATTATCACGGTAGAAACAGAGGCTGAAGAGCCTGCTGTAGGAGATAAGGTGAAGCAAAAGACGGACGGAGGCGAGGATGCTGAAAAGCCGCTTGCTGATGGCGCGTACTTGCTGAAAGACGAACGCACCCTTGTAGTAGAAGGGGGCGTGATAAAGGAGATTAAGGAAAAAGAAACTCCTAAAGACGAGGGTAAAGAGTCTGACAAGGGAGCGAGTGCTGATGATGAATTTGCACAAGCGGTAATGGAGGGCTTCAATACGTTGGCTAAAAAAATTACTGCGATTGAAAAGAGATTTGCAAGAATTGAGAAAACGCAAAGCAAATTTGAAGTGAAAGACGAGGGTAGCGTGAGTAATGCAACTGCTGAGGGTAGTAAGAAAAAATTCAGCTTAGAGGATATAAAGGCGAGAATGGAGTCTTACAAAAAGTAATGTAAAAAATAAAGGTGAATTATGGCACAAACGAAATTAAAAGATTTTATCACAGAGCAACAACGCACTAAGGAGTATATCAAGGATATTAAGGACTTGGTGGAGGAGCGTTCGCTGGGTATGGCTGACACTAAGGCAGCGATGACCATCGTAGAGGGTGTTACGACTAAAACTGAATATGGTTACTACGGGGCTGTAGAGGGTGTAACGCGTAAGGATACTGGTTGCGGTATGGAGCCTACTCCTTTTGATGTGCCAGTGCGCACTGGCTGGTGGAACCCTGTATCGTTGAGGGCTACTATATCAGAATGTTATAGTACGCTTGAGAACTCATTTCTGCAATGGGCAAGAGTGAAGGGTATTAAGAAATTGCATATTGAGGACACAGATTTTGTGAACTTCTTGGCAGAACGATTTGGGAACGCTATACAAGCGGACTTTAATAAGTTTGCTTTCTTTGGAAACACTCAAGCGAGCAATGTAGGTTCGGGCAGTGGTAGTGAGAATTTGAAAGCTGGGGTAGCAAAAGAGAATTATAATGTTATAGATGGTTTATACACTCAATTCTTGAAGATGGTAACTACTGATACGAGCAAGCGTGTAACAATTGCAGAGAATGCTCAGACGACTTTTGCAGCACAAAAAGCGTTAGCAAGGGATACAGCATTTAATGCTTTTACAGCACTTTTGGACGCTGCAGACCCTTTAACCTTTGCTCAAGGGGCGCAGCCTATATTCTTGGCTACTCACTCGATGGTAACGAACCTATCGAGGTACTTAAGAAGTGAGTACAAGAACGAACTAACGCTTACTAAGATAGAGGGCGGCTATGAAGTAGCAGAGTTTGAAGGCGTGCCTATTGTAACGCATCGTTGGTTTGATGAGATTATTCGTAGGGATTTCAGTAATGGTACTAAGTGGGATAACCCTCACCGTGTAATATTGTTGGATAAATCGGAATGCCAGTTGGGTATCGATTCTGATAGTTCTTTGAAAGATATCGAAATAGAATACATAGGCGGTAAAGATGAGCACGTGTATTTGAAGGCGGCTTACAGTATGGACTTTCAACGTGTGATTGGTACTACTGGGGCGATGGCGATTTAAGAATTAGCAAATTTGTCAATTAGCAAATTAGCAAATCTGCTAATTGACAAATTAATAAAATAACAAATTAATATTGAATTATGGCACAATGTGTTAATGTATTAAGTAAGGATTTGACCTTTGATTGTGATGATAAGGTGAAGGGCATTGAGAAGCGCATATTGCTTATCAATAGGGCTGATATTGACTTTGCTGCAACTACAATTGAGGCTGACAAAAATAAAATGAATACGCTGGTGCTGAAGAGTGGCAAAACGGGGTATTTTTTTGATAACTTCAAAGAGACACATATATCGGAGAGTATTAAGCCGGAGATTTCAGATGATGATTACAACGGCTATAAGCACTCAATAGGTATTACTGTGTATGGCAAAAGTGCTGATGATTACGCTCAGATTGACCAGTTTGTAAACGGGGCGCAATTGGTTGCGGTAATTGAGCACAAAGCAAAAGGGGCAAGCAGTTTTGATGTATTAGGCTTCTTTGTAGGGCTGGAGGTAACAGAGGGTGAAGGCCGCACGAATGGCGGAGCGTTTAAGTTCACTATATCTACCCCTGCTAATCAGAAAGAACCTAACGTAGCCCTGAAGTGGCTTGAGACTGATTATGCAACTACTAAGAAAAAATTTGACAAGAAACTGGCTGCTTAATTAGCCAATTAGTAAATTAGCATACTATGGTTTTCACTGAAGAAATATTAAAAGGGCTGATAAATGGTGGTTATGATAAGGCGGTGAGGGAGGACAAAGAGACCTTCATCGCCTTTTATGCTTACTTGTTTGGCAGAGATAACCTCTGTGAGAGTTGCCCTCAGAAGTTGCGCGGCTACTGGGATAGGCTGTGTAATGAAGGGATTGACGAACTTAATAAAATGAATATGGCAAAGAAAGAACAAAACACACAAGAAGAATTAATAACTAATGAGCAAATTAGTGAATTAGGAAGTGAAGTAACTCCTTCATCGGAAGGAGAACAATCGGTTAAGGAGGAAGATAGTAATGAGCCTTGCAAGTTTAGATTGCGTGCGGGTATTACTTCGTTAGCGATGGATTTTGGTAGCGGGGAGTTTTTTAACAATGATACGCTAACGAATGAGATTGCGGTACGATACCTTAAGATTAACCCTAATAGGATTGCGAACTTTGATTTGTATCCTGAGAATTGGAAAGAACTTATCAAGTAACATTATCAATTGACAATTAACAATGGCAAGGCTGAAGGCGATAGAGTTGGCAAAAGAGGACAGGAAGACAAATAGTGAGAAATTTAAAGGATTTCCGTATTTGGCTAACGGTCAGAATAATGATTACCCTACAATCATTGAGCAGTTGGTGGCAGGTTCGCCAACGGCTCGTGCTTGTGCGGGGGTGATTGCTGATTTTATCTACGGACGGGGATTTGCATTGGAGATTGAAAGGCGTGAGCAAGCAAGATCGCAAGGGGTTAGATTTAGAAAAGACGTGTTATTTGTGAATGATAAACGGGAGACCCCTAACGACTTGCTGAAAAAGGTATCGAGGAGCATCGCTATGCATAAAGGAGCATTCGTTCACGTGAATTATAACGGCTTCTATGAGAAGACAAGCGTGCAGGTGTTGCCGTATAAGAATTGCCGTCTGGGGGCTAAGGATAGCAGTAGTTATAGGGGCAAAGTGCTGGTTTATAACGACTGGGATAAGATAACGAATGCTAAGGATAAGGATAAGAGCGTGGTGGCGATTGACCGGTACGATCCGCGTCCGGAGGTGATAGAAGCACAAGTAGCAAAGGCTGGTGGTTGGGATAAGTATAAGGGGCAAGTGTTTTTCTTAAACCTTGATAGGAATGACACCTACCCGCTGGCGTGGGCTGATGTGGTGCTATTGGATTGTGAGAGTGAACTACTATCAGGGATATTTACCCGCAACGGCTTTAAGAAAGGATTTTTTGGCACTTATTCATTCGTTACGCTACCGATGGAGAGCGAGGCGGAACGTGAGGATTTTAGGAATGAACTTAAGAAGAGCATAGGCGTGGAGGCTGAACAATCGGTATTTCACTTTGAGACAGAAATGCAGGGGGATAAGCTGGAGAATAGCGTGCTGATTAAACCGATAGAGAGCAACATTAAGGCGGATATGTTTCAGTACGCTGATGAGAAGACGGCTAACAATATTCGCAAAAGTTATGGTAATGTACCCCCTGTACTGATTGATTATGTGGAAGGCAAACTTGGTAACACTTCTGGGGAGAGCCTTAAGGAAGCACGTATTTTTATGCAGGAGCAAATGCAAGAGGAGCGACAAGATGTGCAGGAGATGTTTGAGGAGTTATTCGATGGCTTTGTGAGGGATATTTCGGCAAATGGGCTTTTTGAAATTAGCAAATTAGTAGATTAGCAAATGAAGTTATTGGTAAATAAGCAGGAATGCAGCAAGTATTTGAGCGTTTCGCTCTTCAGAAAGGAGGAGGATTTCAACCGGTTTATAAGGGAGGCGCAAATGTTTGACCTTAAAGGACTGGTTTGCGAGTCTTTTTTTCAAGATTTGACAAGCGAGACACCGGTAAGGGATTATACCTTGTTGCTTGAGGGAGGTATGTATACTTTTGAGGGCAAAAAGTACGAATTTGCAGGGTTAAAGGCGGTTTTGTCGTACTTTGCTTATGCGCGTTATATATTCGTGGGGCATCAGGTAGATACTCCGATGGGTATTAAGGTGAAAGAAAATCAGGACGGGGAGACGATAAGCCAAACGGAACGGCGTGATGTGCGAACGATGTACAAACAACAAGCAGATATGCTGTGGGAGGACTGTAAAAAGTATCTTGAGAGGAATATCGAAGATTTTCCTGAATATAAAGGTGAAAATAATGATGTGAATAAACGAAAGATAAGAATAGGACTAATATGAAATGTAGATTAGGTTTAAGGAATGTAGAGGTGGTGTGTGGGTACAAACCTCAGAAAGGAATACGACACAGGGTGCTGATGATACCTTATGAGAGTGTGGATAGGGCTCAT